CCTGTGATTGCTTCAACGACAACCTGCCGCCGCTCCCGAACCATTTTAAGCATGGCTTCTGCCATGAATAAGCCGTCCATAATTACTCCAACGGTTTTGAATTGTAGAGCATTTTATCTTTAGTACTGTCACCAGATGAAGCACCAAAATAAAATGAAATTACGCCTGTCCACGCCGTTTGCAGCGCACCAAGCATCAACAACATGGCTTCATTGCCTGTTGTGGGTAGACCAAAAATCAACATGTAAAACAAAATACCAAAGAACCCAAAAGTAACGCCCACTGCTAATGCGCGGGGTATCCAATCTTTAGTTTCTTTTTGCATGTCACGGGCAGAAGCACGGTCATCTGCCATAATGCGCTCAAGATCAATATCAAGCGACTTCATTTGTACTTTGAAATCGGCATCTATTTTCTTTAACGCAGCAAGTTGATCGCCCGTTGGATTAGCTAGGGCGGTCATTATATCATCTTGAGTAGCATTGTTATGCCCAAACAACGCCCCAGAAATAGCCTTAACTGCCATTCCTGCTACAGGGCCACCGAGCGCCGTTGCAATCGTAGGTGCTACAGAACCAATTAACGGGCCGAATGTTTTTAAAATATCCATCACTTGCCCTCCGTTACTTTTTCAAGAATACGCACACGCACTGAAAGTTCGTTAATTTTATTTGTCAACTCATCACGAAGTTTATATCGCGCTTCTGCCGAAAGAGGACTATCGGTTGGAACGCCCTGCGGCGTAATCAACATGGGCATTTTGCTTTCAAGGTCTTGCACCTTCATAGTTAAAGTACTGATTTGCGTCAAAAGCCAGCCGATCGCTGCAAGTAGTACCGGAAAAAGCATATTGATTATTTTTGAAAAATCAAAATGATCCATCAATGCGCTCCACGAATCATTAGTATTAACCCAATAATACCAATAGCCAAAATAAGCCCACCAACAATGCTACCCACAAAGATTGCATCTTTTCTTGCTTCTTCCATCTCTTCTGCGTGTAACCGAGCTTGACGAGCGGCTTCTTTTTTCATTTCAGCCACTTGTTTTTGAATATGATCCCAAGCGTTTTTACCGTGCATGGAAATAAACAAGTTTTTTGCTTCTAACGCCAACTGATTAGCTTTTGCCTTGGCGCTATACCGTTTCATTGCCTCCGCTTCAAAATCGGCATTGGATTGAAACAGTTTCTTTTTATGCGGTAGTGAAACAAGTTGCACGACCTTGGCAACTTCAGACATTAGGCTACTTACACGTCGTGCAGTATCTACAACATCTTCACCTGCGCTAACGGCAGATTTAAACCCATTATAAATCGCCGTTGCGCCTGCCAAAATTGTAAACGGATCCACAAAGCAAACCTTTAGCGTACAAGGAAGCTCTGCGGACGCATCATGGCACCAAAACCACGCGGCTTTTGTCTGCCTTTAGGGGCAGCAGGAATGCTAGCCGACATCGGCTGTGCCAACGGCACACTGCCCTGATTTACAATTTCCTGCTCAGTTGAAACGGCAGGCGTTTGTGTTTTAGTGCGCGGAATAGGGTAAGCCATCTTATACTCCTGTTAGATGAGGTACTTTTCATAAGGCCCTGTATAGGTTTCTGTATCACTAGGCCAAATTGGATACAAAAGTTTTTTCTTGATAAGTTCCACTTCTTCCGGAGGCAAATCTACCGGAAGCGTGTTCTGCGCAACAACCATCGGATTATCGCGGTCAGTAGTGCGTAAATTATCAGGGGGAGTACCTGTAAACAGCTTATCCCACCACGATTTTTCTTCAGCCACTTGAGTGTTTCCAGACGTGGTTGCGCGTGTAAGCGGCCCGCCAGAAGTGTATTCCACGTTTGCCAAGGGATCGTACACGCCACGGGTTGTTGGCCCGCCAGAAGTATAGATATCAGCAACGGCTGTCGGTGGTGTTTCACTAATCGGCCTTGCAGGCGGAGCAGGTGGTATAACAGGGGCTTGCGGTGGCTCCGGTGGAGCAATGCCCAACCCTTGATTAATCATAGTTGTTGTTGTGGGCAAATTTGCCCCGCCCATATTCAACACATTTGCGGCAAGATTATACAACCCTACAGGCGGAACAGCCGCGCCAAGTACCAAAGAACCTATGCCTCCGGGAGTAAATGTTTCACCTATCCGCTCAGAAATTGCCTTGCCCACATCAAATGGCTCGGGCCGTGTACCACCCATAGCGGTTTCTGCCCCGCCAACAGAAGTACCTTTGTAAACAGGTGCCCCTACAGAAGCCGCATATTTTGCAGGGCTAACGGAACTTGGCATTTCTTGGAAATGCACAGGGTCGTATGTGGCAAACCGCCCACCCCAGCCCAAGCCTGCAGCTTCGCCCATCAGACCTGCTTCAACCATCTGTTTGTTGGTTAAGCCGCCGATATCAAAAGCCTGCCCGAAATTATGCGCCGACATTCCCGGAGGTGCCGCCCCATACGGAGAAGGGTTGCCATAAAGTTCTGCTTGCCGCGCAACAGTCCGGCTACCAGAGCTAAAAAAGGGATTCATTCCTTCGTCCATCATTGTGTTGAGCAATGAGGCTGCTTTGGTCTGAAACCATGGATTAAGGCTTTCCATAGCCTTGTAGTTGAAATCAGATGAAGCGGGGTTTTGATCCATTTCAGCTGCCGTCATTCGGGGACTTACATAAGGCCCTCTAAACGGATTTTGTGCAAAAGCAGTTGATGTAAACCCGCCTGTAGGATCAGGTGAAATAAGGTTACTGCCACCGCCTAACCCACCGTAGATATCAAAGTTGCCACTTGGCGAAGTGGTGGGTGTTTTTGTGGCGTTTATGTTAGAAACAGTAACGTCCGTACCAAAACGTGATACAGGCCCCGAAAAGGTAGTACTGTCACGATATTCAGGAGATCTTGGCGTGGGTGAATTGGAAACAACATCGCCTTCGGGGGTTACACTGTAACCATTACCCAAATCAAGATTACCACCGCCATAGATAGCATCTCTTGTTGAAAAATCTACTTGGTCGGAATCAGTTTCACCACCATCAGCGTAGCCTTTACGCCGCGCCTTCATATAAGCCATAAGCTCGTCTACATTAGCGGGCATGGCTACAACATCGCCGCCTTCTACCCCTGTTTTACGGTCAGAAAAGATACTTTCCATCAATTCTTTGTCAGAAACGGGAGTTTTCCAGTTCTGCAATTCCTTAAGTGACTGCGGCATGGCGATTGTTGTTTCGCCACCTTGGGCATAGGTTTGTACATTTTGCACGGTGGGCAAACCTGCCATCTTACGGCCTACCAACAAATCACCAATGCCGCCGCGATTGATCATTTACATCAACCCGTTTTTCATAAGTTGAGCCTGTACCCGCATAGCGGCAATTTCTTGCGTTGAGGCAATGCGCTCGCGGTCGGTTGCTTGTTTTTCTTGCAGTTTACGCACATCCAACTGGTGCTGTTGTTGGGCTTCAGCTGCTTTACGAGCATTATCCTGCTCGCGAATGTCCAATTCACGGCCTTTTAGAGCCACAAGTGGGTCATCACCACCTTGCTGACCACCAAAATCCTGCAAAATTTGCGCAGTGAGCTGAGCTTCGATCTTTGCAGCTTGAGCAACCAGTTCAGGCGGCAACGGAGGTGGTTGTTGTGCCTGTGGTTGCTGATTTGGATCGGGTTGCGCCCCTTGTTGCTGCTGTTGCGCCAACTGAGGGTTCTGTTTTCTTATAATTTGCTCCGCAGCAAAGCCAACATGTTGGAAAATGTGCGACAAGATGCCTGCCATAACCGCTGGAGTGCTTTGTACCAACGGGAGTTTTGCAAACGTGAGATGGCTTTCGATATGAGCTGCATGATCTTGCTCCGGAAATGCTTGAAGTTGCGGCGCACCATTGGGAATATTCAATGCTTGCGCGTTTTCGCTAGCCGGACCCATCGGTTGCGGCTGTTGCGGGGGCTGTAACAGGCTTTCAACGTCTTGCACACCGAGCGCGGCGTACATACGACGATAAGCCTCTTGCATGTTGTGGCTTGCAGGGTCTGCTTGAGCCAGTTTCAACTGCTCTTGGGCAAGCGTAATACGCTGTGTCATACTGAAAATGTTCGGGTCACTTACCGGAACAACGTCAATACGCTCGTCAAAGTCGCTTTTCTTGATGGTTTTATCGCCACCGACCACATCATAGGGGTATTCTTCGGGCAAATAGTCGGCAAACACCTCAGCAAGGAGCTTTAATTCCTGTTTTTGAGCGTAATGCAACCGTTTATGCACCGCTGACATCACTCGGCCGCCGCGTTCAAGCACGGCTATAGTGGTACCAACCGGAATTTCTTGGTTACTGTCACTTAAACCGAGGTCAGTTGTACCAATAAACTTTTCCGCCGAGCTGATAACGAACCCAAGCAGTGAGAAAAGTGTAGCGTTGGGGTCTTTATAGGGCAGCGGCAACAGGTTTTCGCGCAGATTACCTCCAGGAGCGTCGACATCGCGCCATTCTCCGGGTTGTAACGGACTATCCATGTCTTGAATACGTAGGCCCTTGGCCTTGAACCCCGCAGGCAAGTTAGCCAATGTGCCTGCATCTACCAACTGCCGCAGCAAACTTGTGGCAGTACGGCTAAGATTACCAAGCAAATGCACAAGCCCGAAGCCGTAGAACCCAAGTCCCGGAAGGAACTTATAGTGTACGAAGTATTGTTTCTTTTTACGCTTGGGGTCATCTTCCTTGTAGTTGCGGCGTATGGAAAGAATCAACCCCGAATCACGTTCAATAGTAATGATATACGGCATTTTGAGTCCTGTAGGCTCGCCGTTTTCATCCATGTGTTCAAATCCGGGAATTTCCCAGTTACAATGGCACTCGTACAACGTGTAGTTATCGCTAATCGCTCCGGGTTCTACACCCGTGATTTTGTTTGTTTCCTGCTGGATATCTTCCTTTTCCTCTAGGCTAGGTTCGCCGACATCCACATCGCGGTAGAACCCATTAAGCTGCGCCTTACGCAAATCATTCTTTGACATGTGCAGAACGTGCGTTACACGCTCCGCTGTCATTAGATCCTTTGCATTGTAAGGTACAATTAAATCCTTGGGGAAAATCACAGGGCTTGTGGCGCGACCCAAGTAACCATCGTAGTAAACCTTTTTAAAGGTGCTGCCACCGTACCCCGTATAGTACAACATCTGGTCGTATTCGGGGTCGTATTCTTCCATGACTTCCGTAATCTGGAAGTTCATAAATTCCTTTACCCGTTGGCTTTTAGCCTCAAGCTCCGGTGTGGCCTTACCCCAGATACGGGTACGCACTGGCCCTCCGGGAGGTAACAATTCCTTATAAGCCTGTGCCTGAAACTGTGTAACGGCCTCATTAAGAATGGGATGCGTAACACCCGTAGCCCCTTGGAAAGGTTCGGTGCGCTCTTCGTATGTTAGGCCAAGGAGCTTTAACCCCTTTTCGTACATATCGCGCCATTCTTCACGGCCTTGGTCATCATCTTCGATCAACTGGCTAAGCTCACTGCTTAAGTGCCCTAGCTCAGTTTCGCTTAGCATTTCAGCAATGTTATCGCCAAAGCCCAAACTGATCATGACATTTTGATCTTCATTCAGATCGACGATGGCCCCGCCATCTTCTGTCATTGTTACGTTGGAATCCTCGGGCAGTGGTTCAGCATCCGCTGGATTTACTCCCGGACCTGCTGCCACTTCAAAATCGCCTACGGGTTGCCCCGACATCGGTACAGCATCTGTTTCACCTTCCAGTGGAAACATGTTGGTGGGCCGTACACGTTCAACATTGCTGTAGGGCTTTGTGACCATTAGTAATACACCCTAATAGGGGGAGGCCCCTCGTAGTTGTCTTTATAATCTTCAGGATGGGTTATGAACCCGCCCTGCCTAAAGCGCATCAACGCTTGAGTCATAGCGTCTACCATATCATCATGCTCGCCAAAAGGAAAGGCCGCACATTCTTCTATAACCTCATCGGCCCAACTGGCTTCCGGTGCCCAGACCATGCCGCTTTCAAACAACGGGGCCACGGCATTTGCCCTACTGATTTTATCGTTACCTCTACTCGGGCTGAAGTTAACAACAGGAATGCCCATGGACCGTAGCTCTTGAGTTAAAGGCAACCCTGCCGCCTTACTTTCAATCAGCACCGTTTCGGGCTCCCAATATTGATACTCTTCCATGGCGATACGTTTAAGCTCAGGAAACTCCCACCGCCCCTTTTTAGCATCCAACAATATGATATTCGGCCCTTTATCCTCGCTGGGGTAAAACACGCCCCACGTTTGTATGGCGCTAAAATCCGCCGTCTGGTTTTTAAGAAAAGCCGTATCATACGTTTGCATCACGTATTGCAGCTTGGGTATTTTTTCAGTTTGCCACCGCTGCCACCATCCCCGCTTAATGATACTGCTGGTATCTGCCGTGGGCTGCTGCATATACTGCGCTTGCCACTTGCTTAATTGGATACTGGCCTTGACCGCTTCGAGCTCATCCAATTTCCAGTATTCAGGCCACAAAGGCTCACCAGACGGCATAATCGCGGGGAATTCTACCACCTCCCACTTATCGGCCTTTGGGTCCATTGCACTTTGGCGCAACAACTTGGCAGTAAGATCCAACTCTGACCATCGCGTCATAACCACTACGATGGCACCTCCGGGTTGCAAACGTTGGCGCGGACCACCTTGGTACCATTCCCATGCGCCTTCCAACGCCGCCGGACTCATTGCATCCTGCTCTGAATGCGGGTCATCTACGATAAACAGATCAGCGCCACGGCCCGCGATACTACCGCCCACACCCGCCGCATAGTATTCACCGCCACCATCAGTTTCCCACCTGTACGCAGCCTTACTATCACTACGCAACTTCACACCAAACACACGTTGGTAATCCTCGGTTTCCATAAGGGTTTTCACCTTACGCCCGAACCGTATAGAAAGGTCAGCTGTATGGGTAGCCTGCATAATCTTCAAATCAGGACGCCTGCCCACCATCCACGCCGGAAACAAATAACTTGCAAACTCACTCTTCGTATGGCGCGGCGGCATATTGATAATCAAACGGCGCGTTTCACCCTTGGCTATGGCCTCAAAATGCTCAGCCACAATCTTATGGTGCCGCCCCGCAATAAAACTCGGCCACACCAACTTTACAAAATCTAGGAAATTATCACGGGCCTTTTCCTGCTGAGCAATACGCACCAACCGCTGCTCAGCCTTTAAACGCTCAACCAACTTTTCGCGGGGCACATTTTGTAATTGGGCTACAAGATTCTGCATGGGGCCTTTCGTCCGCGAACCATGGATCACTGATCATTAACAAATATATATAGATACGGCAATCGGGGTACCTTAAGACCCTTTTCTCGTTTAGGGGGTCATAAATTTTGAATTTTGCTATTGAACTGTGAAAAATCTGGTTTTAGGTGTTGTGGCAAACGCGGGGCTTAAAAAGGGGGGGTCGCGATCTTCGTCGGACGATCGATTTTGATGCGTGGACCAAGGGTACCTAGAGTTACGTAACGTCAGCGGACGACGAGCGGACGAGCATGGTGCGACGCAAAAAGACCCGTGTTGCAATGCAACACGGGCCGACGAACTTATTGTTCGATGCGGTAATTACGCGACGCTGAGGCTGATGAATGGAGTTCCGAAGTATCCTGCCCGACAGAGTGGACCGTATCCGCCATTGAGCAGAGCGATGACCGTGTGAGGCGTGGAGAACTCATTATAGCCTTTTTGTTTGCCTGCGACAGCTTTGATGAAAGCGCCGAGCGTAGGAGCCGCGAGTAGAGCATCCTGATAAAATGCGCGGGAACCGCCGAGCTTGCCGTACCCGAACGGGAGCTTGTGACCCTTGTACAGGTCTGGATTGCCGGACATGTTGGCGGTCGGTAGAACGGTGACCTTGACCTTGTCCAAATTCGCCATGGACCATCCACCGACGTTCGCATTGCACCATGCAACGAGCGAAGCCTTGGTGAACGGGTGACCATTGCTGAGGTCGAATGCCTGAGCAGGTGACACGACAGGAGCCGTTTCCTTGGCAACGACTGGAGCCTTGGCTGACTTTGCGAGGCTGACACCCTTGGAGGACTTTGTTGTGTTTTGAGTATTAAGCATGACGTTGACCCTTTCTGCGGTCTATGGTGAAGCACCATTGCTCAACCATGGACACCATTCTAGGACCAGACCAAAAATAGACAATGCACAAAAACGCATGGCTGACCTGCACCAGACGCATAGCTCGGGCGGACGCGGTCAGACGACTTGCCGATGAGTAAGATCACCTGACGAAAAGTAAGACGTGACGACGATCCGATCAGACGAGGACCATGATACATGAGCATAGGATGACGCGACGATGACTGTGCGCGAATACTTCCTCATCATGGGATAGCGGATCTTTCGAATGTTTCTCATCAGTGGATAGCGGATTATTCGAATGTTCTTGGTCAATCGGCCATGGATTGTATATAATCGAGCATCATCGCCACATCAATTTTACCGTGCATCGTCAGGTCAGGAGCCACGGACAACGGACCTTCCTCCACTAATTTCTGCAGTTTGGCAGCTGAATAAATATAAAAAACCCCTCCGGATGGATGACTGACCAAGTTAAATACGTTACTTAGTCTGCGGCTACGTTTTGTCTGCCAAGCAATTTGGGCAGGACGCCAGAGGTTTTTAACTGAGAAGCGTTTTGTTTTGCAAACCTTAAGCTCCAACCAGACCTCTTTGCTTGCATCTATGCAAAGAACCCCATTTAAGTCGGGTATTCCTGCACCCACACGCGCCTCAATCCGCGTCCATTCAACAAGCCGTTCAGTCTTTTCTTTTACTAGGTTCCACAACCTTGCTTCGGGTGTCATTCGTGGCGAGTTCCAATACAGGGTTAGCGCTGAGCTCTATTAACGCAGGGTATTCTTTGTTCAGCTTGGCGATTTCTTCAATAAGCTCTTCCTTGGACATCTGGTCTATCTTGCCCACGAGGATTTCCTGCCTCGTTACGTAGAGCCCCGCAGCTTGTCCTCGAGCCTTTTCAGCAGTTACAGCGGCAGCATAGTTGCCCGTAGCCACAGCGGCGTCTCGGATCTCCGCTAGCCTCCTTACGTGGTTATCAAAGTTTACCTCGTATTTACCCGCCATCTCCTGCTTGAGCTCACGGATACGGGCCACCACATTCGGGTAGTCCCGCCCGTTGAGCAATTTGCTCCCCATGGACCATACGGCGTTTTGGTCCGTACTGTACCCTGCCATCACCACGCATTCGCTCACCGTGTAGTTTTCGGTAGCGTAGAGCTTGCAGAACTTTTCCTGCCTTTGTGTCAAGCCCTTTTCATGTAGAGGGTTAACCACGGGCTTAATCCGCTGAACATCGATGTGGTCGTAGGGCATAGCTACAAGAGGCTTACCATGACGAGCCTTAGCTAATTTACGATCATATTGGCCTTTTGGCATCCGCTTTCTCCGACGATGTGCGCCTACCATGCCGTGTCTGCCGCCCAAAGACAATCCCGTTTCGGACTTTTCCTAATAGGGGGGGGGTAGGGGTTATCAAAAAAATTTTGAAGAAGAGGGGTACGCGCGCGCGGGGGGCGAAAAAGTAACAAAAACAGACGAATACTCGGTTAATGTTCCATGATAAATGAGATATGATATAGATATTGGACTAACCCATTGAAACTAAACAAAGATACTCAGATAGTGGAAATTGGACGATAAAAACCAAAATAAAAAACGTCCTTTGCCATCCCTATAATTTTATCTTATTGTTTTTCAATAACTTAACTTAATATCATTAAGACCCTATAAGGAAAACTATACATCGGCCCTTTCAACGGCTTGAATCGCCCCTGTTAGTGAAAGGTAAAAGGTCAGCCGCCCGTTAACGGTGACGAGCCGCCACTGTTTCCGTGGTCGGCTATAGTTCACCCAAGCGTAGACGGCCCCGTGTTTGGTGACCGTGTATACCCCGTCGGCTTCGCGATGATAGGTAACCATCTTACCACTCCGTTACCCAAGTAATCAGCATGGCGGCCCCTATGATGAATACCCACGGCGCATACGTGATGTAGATAACCCAAATGTCAGCTATTAGGTCCATTGCTTTGCCCTTTCTGTGGCTTGCCAATACACACACTGTATTGCCCGATAGTTAATGGACAACCGCTTATTTATCCTGCCGCGCGAGTTGCACGCACGATACAGATGGGTAGTAGAGTACGGGTTTCAACTGGAGTGCGGCAAGGCTTTCGTGGTCGCAGGGCAATGGGCTCATGCTATACTTGTTTGCTCTGGGGTTGCGTGGGCGACCGTTGTACTCTGGCTTGCGGACGTATTTGTACTTGTTCGCCACGAGTAGCGTTTTCCAAGGCAAAGTGGCGAGCTCCTGTGCGAAGGGTTTGATTTCTTCGTCGGACCAGTGCATCAGCACGTCTTTTAACAAAACAACATCAAAAGGTCCATGGGCCATGAACACTTGCCCGATAACCCCCTGCGCTGAAAAATCTGCCGCAATGAACTGTACTCCATTGGGCACGGCGAATAGCCCACTCACCACGTCTACGGCTACGTATTCAGCGGCTTCTGCATACAACTCTGTGCCGATTCTAAAATCGCCGCACCCGAGGTCGAGTACCTTTTTCCCTTTTATCAGGGGTTTGACGTAATCGATGTACTTACGGCTATACGTCACCGCCGACCCAATACCCGAGCCACCGTCTTCCCAACGATTGTTTTTGTAAATGTCAATGAAGACGTTACCATTACTCACGCGTACCTCCTGTTAAAATAAAGCCCCTCAGAGGCCATTGTCCATGGGCCTTGGCTACCCTACCCGCCACCACAAACAAAAGCCTCTGAGCACCTCTGAACTAATCCTACCACCAACTGCTATAGAACACTACGTGCCCGTGGCTAAGCTCCTCACGTGCGCGTTGCAGAAACCGCTTATCGTCTTCTATGCTTTCGGCGTTGGGGGGATTGTTACCAAAGAAAAACCCCTTGGTCGGTGGCAACTTATCCTTTAGCAAATCATCCTCTAGGCGTTTTAGGTCTTCTTCGGTTAAGCGTACATAGTTGCAGTTGAAGTTAGGATCTTTCCCGCCCTTTTCCCTGTACAACTTTTCCATCCATCCGTGGAGGTCGTGGTGTTTACGCCAATACCAGATTTCCTGCATACCGCCTTCCTCATGCCATAACTCCATCTGCTCTTCGGTGGGGTCTACCTGCACATCGGCGGGAATGTCAGCGTTCAGTACTGACCATGCGTACATATCTAAACCCATTTATGCCTCCTGTGGTTGGCGGATATAAGCCTGATGCGCCGCACGCAAAGCCGTTTCATTAAGGCCGAAGCGGTGCGCAACATCTAGCATGGTTGCAAGGAAACTATGGTCATTGACGCCTAAGCTATGCTCCATTTTATAGTCGTGGGTTTCTTGCAGAGCTGTAAGCAGGTCTTCATGGTCGGCTAAAAACTGGTAAAGCTCTTGCTCAGCCTCGGTGGGAACATCGGTGCTTTTACTCAAATCGCTAAGCAGTCCGTGGACACTATGGCCTTCCATGCTTTCGGTATAGAGCCAATCAGGTATCAGCGCACCGACGGCGCATTTAAGCACGACCTCTTGGTTGTTGATGTTTGCGATAGCGCGATACGCGCAACCATCATTACTGCGGCTTTGCATCCCCTGTTTGAACAAATGGATAGCAACCGTATCAAAGACTTCTTGCTGTGTTTGTGGATAATTGGACATATGGCGCACTCCTTTCTGCTAGTAGCCATAATTTAACAGTAAAGCATGATAAGCGGATAGCAACTATGCGCTAGCCAACCCAAAGAACACATACTTATCCTCGGCCTCAATACATCCCGCCGGACCCCATTTATCGCGTATGGCGGGGTGGTCCTCATCCAAGTAGTGCCAAGCACTCTCTTCAGCAGTTTTACCTTCCACCACTGGTAATATCTTAAAATCGACTTTTTCGGCTATTGAACCTGTATAGCCTCGGTGCCCGTAATCGTACAAAGCTCCGGCACGGGCATCACTAAACGCCTCACTGGCGGTTTGGCCTGTTTTTTTACGCGATACTACAAACTCTTGCGCTCCCATAGTTCAACCCTTTCTCTTTGGTTACTACACAACAACAATAATGTAAGACCTGCTGAAAACAAACGCTACTTTACGCTTCCTTCTGCTTGCGCGTTTGCAATAAACTTTTCATGTGTAACAAAAACTCAATCGTTTCGTCGATATCCTCTACGCCGTATGACCATGTGAAATTGAAGTCGCCACGTAGGCAAAGTTCAAGGTCATTGGGCATAAAACGAGCGTGCATTTCACAACCATTTGTGGTCAGCAAACTGGCTCGTAAGTGGTGTATTTCAATGGGCATTGGTTAGTCCTCCGTGATTTTCAAGTATTTGTACGATAACGTCTTTTGGCACATATCTGTATACGGGGTAGTCACCGTATTCAGCCAACAGCGGCTCCTGTAAAGCATCACCTTTGGCATCCTGTGGAAAGCCAACTTCGTAGTGAGTATAAGGGCCAGTGTTGTTCTTTGGTGAGCAGTAATGCACTCGGCTAGCCTGTATGCTGAACGTACTACCATCCGTGCAGTGCATCGGTGGGCGTAGCGTCAAACCGCCGAAAGGAAGTTCTCTAATTTGCAATTTTGCAAATTGTTCATCAAACTGCTCACCAAAGTCCATGTTACTTAATCCTTGCTAGGGTCACCTTTGAATACCAACACCAGATCTTCACCTTCGGTGCTTTTTTCATATTTGCCTGTTTTAACCTTTTCCCATAGATGGGTAGGTATTCCAAGAGCGTCGAGAAAGTCATTTATTTTAGGCTCCTGCTTGTCAATGCGGATGGCATTTTCCACCCATGCAAAAAATCCTGGAACGTAGATAAAAGGTTGGCTACGTATCATCAATGTGTACTCAGTCATCATATGCCTCCTCATTAACGCTTGCGAACAACGCAGGCATACCATCCTCACGCAAAATTTCGTTGATGCTATCGGCGTAATCTTGCCAATCAGGCTCTTTGCCACCTAAGTGATACTTATGCACGTCCTGCTTTAGGCAGAACAACACTTCGCGTATTTCTTCCTGAAACCAATCAGTCATATCGGCCATGTGGGCCTTGAGTACGCGGTAATGAATAACAAACTCTTGTTCGGTCATGGCTTAACTCCTTTCTACAAGTTGCCATACACCTACCCTAATGCCAGAAGCATAAATGACAACTGGCTAGTTTCGTTGCAGTAGAATCAGTACCCATAAGAATGCCGTGAAAATCGCCAAATGCACGAGCCCCATAACTATAAAAGCGTAGAGCATTAGGCTTCCTTTTCATCGTTTAGAAGATAAACGTGAGGCTTATTGCCCCTCAGCGTTAGTTGCTGAATCGCGTAAGGTTTGGCAATATCCATAACCTCTTGACGGCGGTCACGGTCACCAATAAGATAAACGATTTCAACCATTGCCTCACGCAACCGCTCAATCTCGTCGGCGGCTTCATTTCCAATATCATAGCAACAACCAATATCCGATATGCAGGGAAGTTCTTTGCGCAACCGCTCAACAATATCCATCACTCTTTCTCCTTCAGCGCGGCACGGGCTTGAAATGCTCTTGCACATTGCGGCGGCATGGATGTTAATGAAACGCATACATCGCCTTCACCAATTTTCCGTAACGCCTCCCGCAACCGATTGCGTTCTTCCCGCAACCGCTCAATCTCGTCGGCGGCTTCATCACAACGATACATGTTGTGTTCGCTAGCGGCATATCGTAACCAATCAACAATGTCAGTCATCACTCTTTCTCCTTGTCCCAACTGAACCTTGGTAAACTGACCTTGGGCCGTTGTCCTTTGGTAGCCATCATACTTACACTGATCCTGTGATGGCGTGCCAATTCACGCGCTTTTTCTTCTTTGGTTTTTAACTCACGGTCGGTTAGGTCACGTTTCTTTTTCATGTTGCCTTCTTACTAAAAAATGTTAAGCTCAAGTGGCACGACATATTACGTCCTACATGAGTGGTCCTCCCCTACTAAACCTCCGGCGCTTGGCTCCTTGCCGGAGGTTTTTTATTGGGTAGTATTTCCAAATCCTCACTGTCGAACATTCGCAGCTTCCCTGTTATGAGCATACGCACATATAGTTTGCGGGTGCTCACGCGTTCTACAACGCCTAATAGATTCTCGTACGGCACTTTTGGATTGCGGCGGCGTACCACTACCTTAGTGCCAACTCCAAAAATTCTGACGCTTTCAAACGGTTGGAAAAAATTGCTTAAAGGCTCATCAACAACCGATACTTCAGTAAGTACTTTGTTCATGGTCAGTAAGCCTCCAGCTTGAATTTGTTGTTGGTGAAGTAATGGTAAATGGAACTATCCACCGTTTGGTCAATGGTTCTATCTACCTCATCCACGCGTTGCTCAATTTGCAACAACCTGTCCACTATAGTGGTATCCACGTTTAGGGGCATCATAATGTTTTCAAGGGTACGAATACGTTGTTCAAGGGCAGTGATATACCCCGCAATGAACTCCATACTACGCCCTGCATCTTTGGCGGACTCTAACAGCATATTACTCATGGCACTTTCTCCTGCCTTTGGTTAGTCACTAAGGAAGTAAACTAAAACGATAAATAACGCGACTGCAAACATAAGCATGTGTGCGTGTACCCATCACGTTCAATGGCAAGGAACATTCCTGCCCAATTAACTACGATGGCATTGTCCATGCCGATGGTACCCATCACACTTTTGCGAAACTGTTTGTAGTTGGTATATCGCGCCTGCTTATCGTACACGCGCTTGAGCGCTTGGCGCTGTTGCTTTGTCAACTTGATCATTGGTGCTCCTTTCTTTGAGCATTACAGTACTATTGTAAGGCACGAGACCCCCTAGACAAGCCTTACTTTTCCACGTGGTTTTTCAATTCTGCTTTGGTGGCGACAATAAAGTCAACCATACAATCGCCGCACACGGGGTTTTCATAAGTGGGACTTGTTGTAAAGGTCAGCCCGAAATTGCCACAACGTGCGCACTCATCAGGGAATAGCGCATTTATCACAGGTTTACCCTGTGTATCTTCGGTTTTGGAGGTCGGCCCAGTCATTTTGCTCTCCTGTTTGCATAATAATTTCGGCACGCAGTTCTTTATTCTCTTTCCATAACACTACGTTTGCATCGGCTAAATTGGTAACTTGACGTTCCAACTCGGCTACGCGCTTACGCAACTCAATTACATGGTCCAAGGTTATAGAATCTGCGTGCCTGCTCATTTTACTACTCAAAAGTTTTGTATGCTCCAATGAACACCAAAACAAACATAGTCACTAACGCCGCCATGACAACCACAAGCGCGGCGAGTGCTTCTAAAGCCGTCAAAGCTCAATACTCACGTTGATGTAATGGCCCAATGGATTACGGGCTTTAGAAACAACTTCCCGTGTTCCCATTTTCATCACCACGCGCTTGTTTTCGCGCAGGGCTTTACCAACGTGCTTCATCACACGGCGATAAGCAGGGCTACCAACATCCACAAATTCATATTTCACTTTTTTGACTTTGCTCATGCCTTGTTAACTCCAAGTTGGTCAGCCATTTTAACGGCAACATCTTGCAAGTTAAAGTCTGCTTGTGGCATTCCCGCGCTTGAAAGGCGCACGTTCGTTGGTCCATTGGTCGCAAACGAAGCCGCATAGCTGATGTCCTTAACCAAATTGGCCCAATCAGCTTCAGTTGTTTGTCCAAACTGTTTGCACGAAATTAGCGCCATCTGCATACTGCTCATCACAATTGAAACCGTATAAGGTGTAATGGTCTCGTCGCACATTGCAGATGCAATAACGGCAGTTTTCACAAAAAGTTCTGTACCACCTGCACGGTCAACATTTGTGATGGTAGTATTGGCTTGTTTCAGTAAGTTTTCACGAGTAGTCATAGTTCTTTCTCCTACTATGTTGGTTTCACGTAACGATGGGTAATATAGTCACTGCGTTTGGTAATATCAACCATGAGTTCAAATTCGTACTCATCGCCTTCGTAGATACTACCCATGTGCTCAGTAATTTTCTTCACACACAAAGGTGTAATGAACACTGAACTTTTCCCCGTGATGCCGAAAGCAACAAAATTGCCCGACCCTCCGAGAAAAACCCTATCCACACGCACAGCCTTCTTTTCCGTTTTAGGGGGGTCAAAAGGTTTGGCGTATAGCTCTTGCTTTTTAGCAGGTGGAGCTTGTGGCTCTTCATTACCGTAGAGGTAGTAGCGCAACGCTTCAATACTTTCGTAACTTGGAGCATGTATGCCATCCAGCCAATTATAAATAGCACTATCGCTTATTCCTAATTGGTCGGCTAACTCTAATACGCCTCCTGCTTTGCGGTAAGCATCCACTAACAGGAATATTGGTTTACGCTCAAAAGGTATTTTTTGTTTTCGTATCATAATATGCCTTTCTATTGCATGAAGGGCGGTGGTTCACGTTTCGTGTACACAGCCAACTGGTATTTTGCACCGCGATAATATTGTTGATAAGCTATTTGTGTATCGTGGTGCTTGTATTCGTCAGGCATGGCCTGCGCGAATTTTGTGTAACCTCGTGCCGTGAGTGTAGGTGGAGCGCAACGCACTATCGCCAACACTTGCTCGCAGGCATGGGTTTTATTGTATCGGTGGGTATACTCCTCGCATAGGGCAATGCCCAAGCGCCAGAGCCACTTATAGTTTTCAATCGTTTGCCCTGCCCATATAGTACAAGGGTGATTAGCATGAGCAGGCTTATAAGGCGCATCAAAGCCGTAATGGTGATGCACTGTACAAAGCATCTGAGCGGTTTCTAACGGCATTTTCACAACGTGCTTATCGCAATGCCATTGCGCCGCAATTATAGGATCAGTGTGTAAGGCGAATATGTTCACGTGTTGTTCCTTTCTATGAACACTTTAATTATAACACCTACATGGCAGAATGACTAAGCCTAGTTAGTGCATAGTTGAACATCGGGAAGGCTTCGTTAAACTCGGGGGTATTTCCATATTTCACTTGCAAGTATTCTTTTCCGTTATTCAGTACTTCTTTAAAGTGCATGTTTCCTATCTTTATTTGTTCGCCTGCGTAAAGCATCAGCTCTAACAAATCGGCAATTTTCAACTGGCGCTTCTCTCTCAGGGATAGCGCAAATTCCAGTTCTAATTCTTCTTCCGCTTCTTTTTCTACCTTTTCGATTGCGGCGGCAAAATCGGCGTACTTCCACTTTACTGTTGCAGGGGTATCACCAATCAATACTTCGGCAACGTCATGATACAAGCTAGCGAGTAATACTTGCTTACTGGCATCGGGCCATATTTCATTGATTAGTGTTGCAACGCCCCAAGAATGCGCACTCACGGTTTGGCTATCCCCTACAGTAGGTACCGTATGATAACGTTTAATGTATCCGGCCCTGCGTAAATGCCAAATTCTATTCAGCTGCGTAATCATTGTTTGTTTCCATTATTGAGTGGTTATGCTTCAAACCACGGGTCCAAGGTTTATCGGTAAATGTTTGTTTTGCTTCACCCCATGTTAAGCCGAACTCAGCGTCTACTACGCTCGGTACGGCAAGGCCCACACAGCTTTCCATTATTTCGGCGATGCGCTTTGCATCAAGTTCACTTGCCACACTAAAATCTAGTTCATCATGCACTTGTATCAGTGGCAAATATCCAGCTTCGTACGCTGTAACCATAGCCAACTTCGTTTGGTCTGCGGCACTACCTTGGATTAAACGGTTGAGCGCTTTGTAAGTGAACGCACGTTTAATCTGTGGGCCATGTTCCGCGTACGCTTCTGCATGACGCAACGGCTTATGCAAACCATACTTCATAGGTTCCCACATATCAAAGCGGCAACGCCTACCTAATAAAGTACGAATAACCCCTCTGCTATTCGCACGGTTCATTGCGTAATCGCTTAACTGCCGCACGAAAGGCACTTTGTTGTGATACAAGGTAAACAGTTCCTTGGCATCTTCAAGCTCCAAGCCTAACTGGTCGGCTAGCTTTTTCTGCCCCATGCCATAGAACAGACCCAAGTTAATGTCTTTAGCTTTCTTGCGCGGCACGCCAACAATATCCGCCGCAAGTTGGTGGAAGTCCGTGCGTGCATCTTTTGCGTACTGCTCAACAAAGTCTGCGGCACCCGTAAAATCAAGCAACGAAGCATAATGAACAACGATGCGTGGTTCTTGGCTACTATAGTCAAATGCCCCCCACAGCTCACCTTCTTCGGGTAAAAACAAACCACGTATCAGTGGGCCGATTTCTTGGTTACGTGCGGGGATTTGTTGCAAGTTCGGGTTACTATAACTGAAACGCCCCGTAACGGTGCCACCATCATCACTGCGCAACTGGTGCATTTCAGCGTGGATGCGCCCATTATGCTGATGGCCTAATATCGTATCAATAAACGTAGTACGCGCTTTGTTGAGCTCACGCGCTTGCACAACGGCACGAGGTAAAGCGTGTTGATGGTTAGCAAGAAAGTTTTTGGTAAAGCTCGGTGCGTTGGTTTTTTCTGTACGTTCGTATTCCAACCCTACGGCATCAAAGGCTTTGGCAATACTCGCCGCCGCCCAGATATCTACGGCTACACCGTATTCCTTTTTCAACCCACCAAGTATCGCTTGTTCGCGCTTTTCCAAATCGCGCTTTATTTGTTCGGCACGTTCAACATCTACGCGCACACCTTTCTTACGCATTTCAATACACACGCGTAGAACACGCAGTTCCAAATCAAAAATGTCCTGCAACTCATCACGGGTAATAATGTTTTTGAAATGTTGCCATAACTTGAGCGTAAGCGCCGCATCCTGCTCGGCGTATGGGCCAACGAACTGCGCAGGTAAATAGTGCATCCCTGCTTTTGGGTTCACGCCAAATTGAGCGGCGGCTTCCTTTAACAAATATTCATTTTTAGTTTCGCCCAAATAATCTTTACTAAGCGCGTTGAGCGAATAGCTATAACGGTTTTCATCGATTAGCGGCGCGGCGACCATTGTATCAACAATGCGGCCTTTGATTTCAATACCCTCGGACCATAACCAACCAACGTCGTACATAGCGTTGTGAAACACATAGTCACGGTTGGGGTTTCCGCATATTGTTTTCAACCAATAGTGAACACGCCGCCAATCAATGTTCTGCCCGTTTTTGTGGCGCACAGGAACATACATAGCCTCGCCATCAACAGCTACGGCAACGCCAATTATTTCACCTTCTTTACGTGCCCATCCACTGCCATGTGTAGTTAGGCGGGGGTCGTATGTTTCAAGGTCAATGGCTATTTCTGCCGCGTCGGAGAAGCTCGGCAATGCCTCGGGCATCACCCACTCCTTGTTCATCCATAGGTTGCTCATCATAAACTTTCATTGCTTGACGGCACTGACAAAAGGGCCATTTGTTCTTTAGTTTACGCATGGTGAGCGTGCGCTTTTCTTTGCCACACTCACACACGGCCTCAATCAAGTGATCCGGGATCTTTATATCCATTACGTTGCATTTCCTCGTGTACTAACAAAAGGTATCTGCGTAGGTCACGTATGTCATCTAGAATACCTGTATCGCTTGGGTTATCCTCTATGGCTTTGAATATATCCCATCCCACGTATTTGCATTGATTGCTTATGCGGTCCCACTTACGGGCTAACATCATAAACGCACCAACACCGCCTCTACGCTTCCAGCTATTGCCATAGCTGATCTGCGCGTGCATCAAGCCCTCTACATCGGCTTTTGCTAACTCAGTTAAATTACTTTCTAATGTCTTGCTCATCGCTCTTTCTCCTGCGTTCCAACCATTCAACACAAGCCTTACGCCAATCCGGCGCGGTGATAGCACCCGCCATACTTAGGGCTTCATCTATATCGCCACTGCGCCATAGTGCATGGGCCGCACGCATACGGTCAGCTACATTGCTAAGAAACAAGTTGCGATAGATACGTGTAAGTGGCGGTGAATCAAAAAACTTACGGAGTTCGTCGTCAAACTTGGCAGCATCCGTTACTAAAGGTTGCACCAAATAATCAAACTCATGGTAAGGGTCATAGTCGGCAACTAAGCCATCCAGCTTTTTAAGTACATCTGTGTACGCATGATAACTATCGCTCACTTGGTGGTATGTTCCTACGGGCACGCCTACTCTAGCGGCAATGTATTCCTGCAACATTGAAAAGTGAACTGCGTTTGCGCCATACGCACCCCATATCATATCGTTACTACGGCATGTAACCATCATGTTCAAACGGCCTTCACGCACCTTAAAGTAGATTTGCGTGTTGCAGGGAATATCTTTTAACTGGTTACCTTCATACAAATCATTTTCGCTATCCCACATTTGTACAACGGTGCGTCTATCGTTGGGGTATTTTTTCAACCGCTTTACAGCGATATCCAACTGGTCAATGCCAAACCAATTACGCCATCGGTGTCCATAGGCCCCGTGCAATATATCATTGCCATCGCTGTAGGTTTCCATGCGCTTGTTATAACGCTTAAGGAACTCCACATCGTTACGCCCTGCCAACATCCACAACGCTTCTAAGCAATGGAAAAACGGGTTGGCATCGCGTTGCGGGTAGAACAGCACACGCTCCATAGGGTGACTGTACGTTGTACATACCGGAGCAGGCATTTCAAGGGTTTCACCTGCGCGGCTTTGTATTTTAACCCCCGTACTTTTGATAGCACCTAGACCAACGTAGAGGGCCTCAGAGACGTTTCTAACCTTTATTGTGTACATGGTATGCCCTGCTGTTATCAAATGGCTTCTAAAACGGCTCTATAGTGTTCACCAATAACTTTGGGATGGTGTAACGACAACTGCTTATACCCATACTCGCGATAGTTATCTAGATACGAAGTGTTTCCAACATCCATTAACAACGCGGCAAGTTCTTGGGCATTATCCACGGCAAAGCAATTTTGGTTTTCAACCATGTCATCCTTGGGCATCAGCCACGCCCGTTGGATAACAGGCACCGCGCCTGCATCCCATGCTTCCAATGTTGTGTATTGAGTACCCCCACCATCGCCTTTAATCAAGCTCATATCTACAGCAAGCTGTGCGTACGAAAGTAATTTGAAGGCGGCTTCCTTACTGCGTGGATAAGCGGCTTTGCTTTGTTCCCATTCAGGGTAATGAGGTACTATCTTAAACCGTGTGTAGATGCGGTTTTCAAAACCGTATATTCGGCACTTAACTTCATCGGGTACGAGCCTATTCGCATCAAGTATTACCGAAGTGTATTTATCAAAGTCAATACGCGAAGTGCTGATGGCCCGTGTTGTACGGTTAAATATTTCATATTCGGGCCTACGTTGATACGGGTGCCGTATGAATACTGCTTTAGACAGATACGTTAAACCAATCTGTCGGATAACAACCACCCTGCCTTCTAATGGTGGAAGGTTTTTAATTTCGGTAGGGTCATGCACTACAAGTGCGGCACCCGCTGAGTATAGCGCGGCAGTTTCTTCACTGAAGTTTTTAGCGGCGGCTACAATCAACTTCTTGTTCGGGCTACGCAAAGCATCTTGCAAGCTGATGTTTGTGTAATGCAGATCGTAGCCAAAGGGCCGTGGTTTCTTTTCACTGCGCGGTCTAATGCGATACAAGTTTGGTTTGATACCAACCGTTTTCAAAGCCTCAACCAAATGCGCGGTGAATGTTACCCATCCACCATACGGATTAGGGCTAAGATAAAATAAATCAACGTTCACTTTGTTCCTCCGTCCCACGGCCTTTTTACCATCGGAGTATAGGGTGCTCCGCTTGTGTACTTTTCTATTACTGCCCACGTTTGCGCATCAGGCACAGGCAATGTTTCCTTACCCTTGGCATCGGGCAACAATCCTGGACGGTAGCTTACATGGTCACAACCCTTACAAGGGGTGAATGTCCGTTGTCCATGGTACAATGCTTGTCTAGCCGCTTGAAATGCCTCACCTAGCCAAAGCTCGCTTATTGCTGTTTCTAACAAGTTGCCGATTTTGTAGCGTCCGGGCCAGTCGTTACAGCACATCGCTACATTGCCGTCCCAACGCACACTAAGTTCACGGAAGGGCTTTGCGCAACGTTTCCCTGCCATTTTATCATTAAGCGGAAAGCTCCCACCCGTGTGGTTGCTGAGTATACTGTGATTGCCTTTGGTAGCGGCTTCAATATCTTGAATAACTACAATATCATGCTCATGCGGCTTACGGCGACGGTGTGGATTACCCATAATTTCTTGCGGATATTTCCATACACGATGTGGCCCATTGTATCCTTGCAGGATTTTATCAACAATACGAATACCATCGTAGTTATCCAAACTAAGTATGTTCAGGCCCGCTTCCATAAGCGCGTTGATATTGCTACTGAACCCTTGGCCCTTGAGTAGCCCGCCACCATTACTGGTCAACTGCAAACTGGCTTTCGGTAAATGCTTACGGAACACCCCTACAATTTCAATGTAATTAGGGTTCATGGTTGGTTCGCCGTGCATGGCAAACTCAATACGGGGGGTCCATTTAGCTTCGGCTATGCGGCTTGCAATAACCTCCGCATTTTCCACGGTTAAAAACTTCATAAAGGAGGCTTTACCGTGTTTGTCCTCGGGGCCATTGGCACCGTTATCGCGGATGTGTTGCAACCCGCAGAAGCTACAACCCAAATTGCATCCTTCTGTTAATTCTACTTGGATGCAGTAAGGTGGGTCTTGTACGTATGACATACTAAATTCCTTTATACAGGCTTCTTGGTTTGCCTTGGCCGAGCAGTACCCGTTGATACTTATCCCATTCGCACAGGCTATGTTCAATGGTGCGCATGTCTACAACTTGAGCCAATACTTCGGGGTCGCAATATTTTGGGGCGAGCTCCAATAGCTGTTGCATTTCGCTATTCCAGTCTACGCCATTTGCTTTATCCAAGGGCCGACCATGCAAACGGTTAAGACCCCGCTTTGCTCCTGGACCTGCATTGGCCCACGTAAACCTGTCAACGGGTTCTGGCATGGCGCTCGTATGGTTAAGATCGGTCACTACTTCGTAGGCCATAAAGCCCCCACCACCCCATCCTGCAAACTTGCCAAGTTCCTTGTGCAGTGCTTCCAAACTATTGGTTTGCTCGATACATTGGGCCAACTGATCACGGGCTTTCCATACGGGGGTCAGAAACATATCGCATACTACCTCTTCCTTTGGATTTTTCAACCCTTGGTTGGTGATTATGTATGCCCCTGTGAATACCTTTAGCCCCATACTCAACCGACCACGGGCAAGGCTTTTCACATGCTCAGGATCCCATTGCTTTATCCAACCCAGAGCCTCGCCCATTTCCATCGTGCCAAACATACGGAACACACAACAGTTGAACAGGGTTTCGGCTTTAGAGGCTTGCGCGTTTGGGTTGGTCAAATGTTCGCGCATCCATACAGTTGTTTTGTCTAGCTCCCTAAAAGGGTTCGTAAACTTGTACTGTTGGAAAATGCTATCGTTTGTCCAAGGCTTTGGGTTACCCGCCGCCTTAGACAAATAGATAGAATGGCGCTCATTTATCCAGTAAAAGAACTGCCCTTCGCCGTTCATGTTAGAGCTTTACCGTGATAAGTTTTTCGGCAATGGCGAACTTAATGGTCGATGATGCAACCGCCGCTGTAAGTCCTGCGGCACGCATATCGGCAATGGCCTTTTCAACCGTTGGTGCGGCAAGAGCAATTTTTAAGGCTTCGGCACGCGTAGTTCCGGCGCGACCTTCAAACTGTTTAAGCACTACGATTTTTGCTTCCTTAGGAATGCGTGTGCGGGCACTTTCCTTTTTCTCTTTCGGAGCAGTTTTAGCGGCAGGTGCCGAAACTTTAACTTCAGTCATTTTAACATCTCCTTGTTTCCAAACCGTTGCGTTTTCCACAACGTACTCATGCAGAAGCCCTGCGGTGATGCGCTTGTTCTGCGGTGCCTTTGAACTCAGGTTAAGCGTAAGCCAAATAGCTTCTAACTCAGCCTTTGTACAAAACTCATCTAATTGGGTGACTTCGCTATACACGATGGTGGCCTTATCAATCAAAGGGCACTCTTTAACTTCGCGTAGCGTTTTGAACTTTAATAGGTGATAAGGCTTGCCCTGTGAAGCAGGGGGGCCTTCAGCAATCACGTAATACATATCTTGCGCCTTTCTATGGCAAGGTGGGTAGTGGAGCCAGTTTAACCACTGACTCCACCATTGCAAGTGTTAGATTACGCGGCTTGCGCGTACTCCAAGGCTTTTTCCATGGCGCGGCGCTTGACGTTGGCACCGTTGCCGAACCACGCACTGTAGAGGCTACCGCCTTCACTGCTTGCGCGGCGCGGGTGGTCAACCACGTAGGTGACGGCATTGAGTGCGCCCCACCATGTGCCCTTGGCAGAAGCAAGGGTGCTTCCTGGACTTACCTCATAAGCCTCGGCTACTGCCAATGCGGTACGCTTGAACTCGTCACGCAATGGTGGCAACTCGTTCTGGTTGGCGGCTTTGCCGCGCTCCAACAACGTATCTTTTTGGAACATTTCGGCTATGAAGTTATCAACATCCAGTGTTTTGGCACGCTTGGAAGCAAGGAACTCTGACTGTTCTTTGAACTGCGCCATGCGGGTGCTACTCAGGCCAAGGGCCTCCTCTGCGGCCTGCATAATTTCTTGATCAAACATTTGCAGGTGCAAAATGCGGAACTTGTTAGCCCCTGCATCGTTAAGGGCCAAGGTGAGCGTATTGTTGCACACCACACGAATAGGCGTGAACATAACGGTCATAGCTTTGCCGACCTTGTGGCTATTGTTGAGCAAAAGGTAACCTTTTACCTCATCGCCACCCGCAAGCTGGAACCCATCCTTTAGCTTGGCAAGGCCCCAAATTTCTTGGCCTTCCTTTAGGCTACCTGCCGTTTCCATAAACATATCACCTGCTTCGGTGAACTTTTTAAAGAACGACATTACATCGCGGTTTTGGAAGGGGTTGTACCCTGTACCCGCATGACTAAGTACCTTGTTATCGCTGTCACGCACTACAAAGAAGTTATCTTCAACAAGCACCATGTTGCTGTTGAGCTCGGGTGCGTACAAATTGGGTACGAACTTCTCAGCTGCGAAGTATGCAGGCCGCTTGCTAACGGTCCAATCCAAGCCTGCGGCTACAAGCATTTGTTCAGGTGACATATTGCTGTCAACCTGTGTGCCTAGCCCATGCCAAGGAACTTCACCTGCATAAGCCATAGTTTCAATAAGGTGCGCCATGATACTTTCTCCTATCAGTTGGCAAGTTGGTTAATGTAAAGTACGCTGCTCCGCAGCAATACGTGGTAGTTTTTCGTATACTTCCCACGGCATGTCAAGCCACGCCGTTTGACCTTCTTCGCTTAACACAACGCACGCCCGAACGTGGTCGTTGTGTGATACAATACTGCTAATCGGAAAGCGGTAACCTGCAGGAAGTTGCTTTAACATATCGGGGTTAAGCATCCTGTTAAGGTTGTGTTTGATGGCAAGTTTATTTGCCTTGATCAAACTTGCTTTAGTAAAGTAGGCTATTTCAACTGACATGTAGTACTCCCGTTGCAGTAACCATAATGTGCCACGCGACATTTTAAATGACAACTAGTGTGGTATGGGGTATCCAGACGTGTACATCGGGTGGATTAAATGCAGGCCCTTCTTGGCACGAGTAAGCCCCACGTAGAACACCCGTGTTTCATCTTCGGCGTCAAATTCTGACTTGCGCCACATGCTTTGAAACTTGCCACCACTATCTGTTGTCAACAGCACGTTTTCAGCCTCGGCACCTTTACTGGCATGAATAGTGCTAATTGTTATTCGTGGTTTGCTATCAAGTGATTCACCTTTCTTGAAGCAAGCCTTGATGTAACGCCTATTTTCTTCACTGATACGACCTAAACCTTCTTCCCACGGGAGCGTATGCAACAACCCATGATTGCTTAACAAATCACCAATGGTCAAAAACACATCATCCTTAACATTAGGCAACGTCTTATTTCCATATAAAACCTGCGTATTCATCGTCATAAACTTAAATGCTGTCCTAACATCTTTAGCTTGCATACGCTCCCCACTACGCAATGCTTCCCATACACGAATAGCCTGCAACATTTCAGGGTCCACGCTACGGCTTGCATTAAATGTATAAAGGTGACCACGCTGACGTACTTCTTGTTCTAACCTTATTGCGCCCTTGCGCGTACGACTAAGCAAGAGCCATTGGCCTTGGTCTAAGTTTACTTCTTCGCTGTGGCGGTGCCACTGCACAGTGCCTTCTTCTGCACGGGGGGCAAACGGCTTATCACGGCGTAAGGGTATGCGGCTGACAACACGTTGGCTGACCTCATGGTGGCGTAGCGGTATTCTGTAACTTTGCCCCAACACTTCTACGTTGCCTTCTAACGTAATGAACTGTTGGATATCGGCCCCTGCCCAACGGTAGATAGCTTGGTCATCGTCACCTGCGATGTATACGTGCGGCACGTTTACAGTAAGCTGACGTACCATCTCCCATTGTAGCGGGCTAAGGTCTTGCGCTTCATCTATCAATACAACTTCTAACCGTGGGCTTAACTTCCGCAGTACAAATTGCTCAAGCAGGTCAGTAAAATCAAACAACTGCATTGTTTCTTTAAAGTGGCGCAAGCCTCTGTCCACATAGTCAACACGTTGCCAATCTGTTTTTAGCGGAACAGTGCTCGCGTTGTAGATACCTTTGAGTGGCTTACGCAAAATACGTGCGATATTTATTATTTCTAAAAACTTATCGCCGTAACCAAAATCTAACTGAGGGCCATCGGTACTTTCACTGTTCAATACAAAACCACCGACCTTTAACCACTCAGCGGCTTCGGCGTAACCATCTTTGGTCATCATTTGGTTTTGGGTAATGCCCATTTGATGATAGGCAAGGCTATGTAGCGTTTGGAAAAACGGTAACTGCTTTTCGCTTAACCTAAAGCGGCCCATCGCACGCAACATGGCTTCGCGTGCGGCAACTTTCGTAAAAGCAAAATATCCAATACGTTCTGGTGCTATGCCCTGCTCAATATGATACTCGACCAACGACAGTAACCGCGTTGTTTTGCCAGTTCCTGGAGGGCCAAGTATAATGTTCATCAAAGCACATCTTTAGGCACAAGCGGTGGTAAATCTAGTGTTTCCATTTGCGTAGCGAAAAACGTTTGCGGCAAACTCCACACATGGATACCCTTACCTTTCACACGCCAAAACATCTTTTCTGCTTTTAGATCAGTCAAGCGTAGCGTTATCTTGTTGCTAGTGTAGTGCGTGAAGTTGTTTACCTGTAGATGCTTGCGTACATCTTTAATTTGGAAATACACGCGCTCATCAACCCATACAGCGATACCTTGCAGTATTTCATCCCTTGTATCGCCCCGCGCACGGTCGCAACAAAAGCTAGCCAACAAATCTTCAAACTCACCTTTTATGGTAGCATCTGGCGGCACTTCTACAACCGTCAAATTATCTAACAACGATTGCATACGTGTTTGCCACGCACGTTGATTAACTGTGATAGGGAACTTGTTAATTTGTGCAACGCACTCTTTTTGGAAAGCACTCTGCGTTACCAAACTTTCGGTACTCAACTCAACACGCCTACCATCAACGTTTAATATCCATATTGGTGGGTCACCATCTATTTTAGTTAAACTGCTAAGGTCATTGTTCAACTGTCCGGGACCAACGCCAAACTTGCGCGTCATGCAAACGGCTTTATTGCAAAAGCTGGATATTGGTTGGTCTTCGCACTTGTAGAAGTAATCTTTTTTCTGCAACTGCTTGATAATGGCCCCAACCTCGTTGTGGCCTAGCGGTGGTTTCAAGTAATCCAAATTATACTTGGCAACCAACTGCTCCCAATGGTCGCTATCTGACATACGGGCATACACACCAAGGTTGAATAGTGCGTTGTTTCTACTACCTTCACCAAATCCCTGTGCGCATAGATGTTGCAAACACGGTGGTCCGTTAGGCAATAGTTCGGTGCCTGTTTTCTTATTGTTGAACTTAAGCCCTAAAAACTTTTCCTTGCTTAGCCTACGTGTGAAGGCGTGCGTAAGGAACGCTTCTACACTCAGGCTTTGGGCACCTTCATCAAAAGCGTAGCGGGTTGTGTTATCACCGCCAAAATACGGCATGTTAAGGAAGTTGCCTGTATCGCCACGCTCAACAAGTAACTTGCTTTGTTTAGGGAAAATTTCACTACCTGCAAATCCTGTGATAGCGGCAACTTCATTCAACTTGCCCTGCACATCTTCGGCATCGATAGGTTCTTCAAAGAAGAAAAATACATGGGCACCACCACTCTTGCTACGGCATACAACGGCAGGAATGTTCAGTGAACCAAGTTTCTTTAACAGTGCCTTGTGATCTAAATCGTAGCTATCAATATCAATAGCACCCCAATGGCAATGGTTGTCGTCCATAATAGGAATAACGCCCAAGCCAACCTCACCCTCAAGGTGATTGACCCAATGGTCAAGCGTAGTTTCTTCCCGTAGGATTTTCGCAATACCCGTTTTCTTACCATCGTCACGACTTTTATTAACGCTAAATGTTCCGTGTGCCCTGTCATTACCTTTGAACAGAGCAAAAAACTGCTTTGCATGTTCTTGCATTACCACCCCCGTATGGTTGGCGGAGGCTATATGCCCCCGCCCAATCACCTAAATTAAAACGGTGAAGAACCATTATCTTCGGAGGTCATATCAAGGTGTTCATCCTTAACCTTGACTTCACCCGCTGAGATGCTTTTGCTAAACTCAATACCCATACGGTAAAGGTCGTTATCGTCACGGTTTTCCAATACCAACTGGCGTTCACGTGCGATATCCCACCCAAACCAACTACCTTTATCGTTACGTTCTTCGGTAGTTTTAAGGCGATAAACCTGTGACATAATGGGCATAACAAAAGGTCCATTATCACCTTTGCCCATGATGCTACGTGTAGTGGTCACCCAACTACGGCTTTTCTTCAGCTGTGTACTGCTCATTGTAATGAGGCAACGTTGCGCACCGTTTTCAGGGTGCAACAACAATACGAACCACTGCGCCGTTTTACTGAGCAAGTTGCCATTAGGCAAAATCTCCTGCCCACGGTCATCCTTGCGGGTTGTGTTTACAATAGGGTCGGTACCCATATAGCTCGCCACGTAACCGCCGCCCTTTTCACGGGGCTTCCATTCAACAAAACGAGTATTAGTGTAACAAGGAACTACCAAAATACCTTCTTCGCCACTGTAAACTTCATTAGCCACAGTATTGTAAATCATTCCGGGTTCTGCACCCTGCACATAAGCACCATCGCGCTTATTCACTTGGGGGCTAAGTTGTGCCAGAATACGCAAAAACGGCACTGCCATATCGGCGGCAGTAACTTCTTGCATACCCAAGCCTGCAAATTCTTCAAAGCCTGATAGATCGCTTGCCGTAGCAAGTGCAGTATTTTTGGTTTCCGCAACCGCAACTGATGTTTTAGCCATTACTTTCTCCTTACTTTGGCTTTTTTACCGATATATACACCGAACAAATCCATAGGAAGCGGTGCCCCCTTTTCAACTTGTTCCTTTACAAAAGCCTTGAGGGTCATCGGTTCAACCCACTGCTTTTGGTTTACACTATAACCACTGTCAGACAACGTATTGACAAGTGCTTTAGCTTTAGCGTCATCGTTGCGCCCAAACGTTGTGGAAACAACATTTTTAATGAGGTCACCAAACCTGTTATCACGCAACCAATCAAACGCACGCTCAGTTTCATCTTTTGGTATTGAGGCACTGTAAAACGTGCTTACAGTAATTTCACTACCATCACCCATTTTTAATTGGCTTACGCCATGCTCTTCCATAGCGGAAGGTAGTTCTTCTTCAGCTATTTCACGCAACTGACGTGCAACATCTTTTTGCTCTTCTTCTAATTGAGCTAGCCTTGCTTCCAAGGCAAGTTGCATCTTAACCAGTTTAGCAATGCGGCCTATAGCATCATCGCCTAACTTGCTAAGTTCGTCAGCCGTTTGTTCAAAATCTAACATTCAGCCTCCTACTTTTGATACAGGTTGACATTTATCGGGTAATACCTTTGCTCCAAACGGTCCCATTTAAGTACCTTAAAACGACCATTGTTACTGACTGCCGCAAGTGCGCACGCTACCCCTATACAAACGGGGTCACCTGCAAGCATAAGGAAATCATTGTCATTGAACTTTGACAACTTTCGCTCCATACGCTTAACCAGTGGTCCTGATGATAAGGCAATTTGCTCCTTGGCAGGAACAAGTATGTCTAGGTCACCAAAGCCCAAAGCATCGGTAAGATCCCGCCCACGAACTTCTTGAGTGATGTAAACGGTCACGGCTTTCTCCCCATGCCCAACTACTATGGGCCATAGAAACTAGGATAGCAAGCACTTTGCTTAATAGGTCCAAATTTTAAAATGGAACACAACAAATTTATTTTTGCGCCGCTATACAATATCTGACTATATCGCTATCTGACCACTTTTTTGCCCCCCGCGCACGCGTGCGAGGATGTTTGTGTAGTGTAGCCTTGGAAAAACCCGCCTAATAGTAAAGTTGTCCATAGGGTTGAACAGTGGTAATATAGTCACAGCCGTAAGAAAGGGCAGTGGTACATGTTACGTTACAAATTTAAGCATCAGCCGTATGCGCATCAATTAACGGCGCTTGAGCGTAGTTGGGAACGCCCCGAATACGCCCTGTTTTTAGAAATGGGAACAGGCAAAAGTAAAATCATTATTGATACAATAGCCATGCTCTACGATGAAGGTCGTATCGAAGGCGCTTTGATTGTAGCTCCCAAAGGCGTGTATAAAAACTGGGAGCAAAAAGAATTACCCGAGCATTTGCCTGCGCATATTGATGCACAAATTATTACGTGGTCGCCTGAGCAAACTCAAAAGAAAAAGAAAGACCTTGAACGGGCGTTCGAGCGCGACGAATCACTCAAATTGGTGGTTATGAACGTAGAGGCGTTTAGCACTGAAAAAGGTTGTACTTTTGCAGAAACGTTTCTTAGGTTGAAAAAAGTGCTTATGGCAGTAGATGAAAGTACAACAATCAAAAACCGCACTGCCAAGCGAACCAAAAGCCTTGTAAAGTTAGGTACCAAGGCGGCGTATCGGCGTATTGCTACAGGCTCACCTGTTACGCAAAGCCCGTTGGACCTGTACAGCCAGTGCGAGTTCCTTGATCCATGGGCCTTGGGCTATAACAGCTATTGGGCTTTCCAAAGCAGATACGCCCGTATGGTTAAACGCTCACTTGGCTCGCATAGCTTTAACCAAATTGTAGGCTATCAGAACCTTGATGAGCTAAGCAAAAAGATCGAAGAGTTTAGTTACCGTGTGCGTAAAGAAGATTGTTTGGACTTGCCGGATAAAATCTACACCCGCCGCACGGTGGAGTTTACCGATGAGCAGGCCCGTATATATGCCCAAATGAAAAACCTAGCTCTGGCTGAGTTAGAAGGTCAGTTGGCAACGGCCCCTAATGTGCTCACCCAAATACTACGGCTCCAACAAGTGTGTAGCGGTTTTGTGCGCATGGATGATGGCACCACAAAGCGGTTTCCAACCAATAAACTAAACGAGCTAAAAGCTGCGTTAGAAGAAGTCGACGGCAAGGTGATTATATGGGCTACGTTTACCAATGATCTATTGGAAATTGAAAAACTGCTCAAAGAAGAATACGGTAACGATTCAGTAGCCCTGTACTACGGTGATACTGATGTAGAGCAGCGCCAACAAACAGTGAAAAACTTTCAAGACGCTGCCCATCCACTAAGGTTTTTTGTTGGGCAACCCCGTACAGGCGGCTATGGATTAACGCTTACTCTAGCCAAAACGGTGATCTACTACAGTAACAACTATGACCTTGAAATAAGGTTGCAAAGCGAAGATCGTGCCCACCGAATCGGGCAGAAAAACAATGTTACGTATGTGGATATTGTAACTGAAAATACTGTAGAAGAAAAAATACTAAAAGCCCTGCGGGGTAAAATCAATCTAGCCACGCAGGTGCTTAACGAGGACTACAAACAGTGGATTGTTTAGGCAACCATTCTAAAAGCGGTTTCTTCTACTTCAGCTACGCGCTTATTCCAACCTCTGCCAAACGTGCCCCATGTGGGCAATGATTGTAAAAACGCGAGGCGCTTTTCGCATACCGCAGTTGCAAGATCACGTGGATTGTGTTGGGCAATAGCCGCTAATGTCGCTGGTCCGATAACACCATCTTGAGCAACACCACAAGCGGCCTGTAGAAACTTGACGGCACGACTAACACCACTATTAACAGCAAGATCAAACACAGAATAGTCAACACCTGTCGGTAGATCATCTCCACGGACACGGTCCCAGTAGTTTTTCTTGTAGAGCGGCGCGACATCTGTTGGCCCCAACGCTCGCATTGCTGCTTCGTCTACAGTATGACCAACCCACTCTTCCCAAACTTTTTTGGTAACGCCGAGGTTAGTCATGCCTCCTGGATCTTTTGGATTATTAACATAACCGCCTTCGTGTTTAAGCACCAAGGCCAAGCATTGTTCAAAATTATCTTTCATTGTTGCGCACTACGGTTGCTGATTGCTGTGCCTAATGGATCATTAGGAAACAGTGATGGATAATCGACCCTGCCTGCTCCACCTTGTGGAGCTGGTGCAGCAGGTGCGGGCTGATTGAATGGGTTACTTGGGCTAGGGTCAGATTCAGGGAATGTAACAGTAACATTCGGTGTAGCCTTTTGCGGAAGTGGCTCATTCAAAAACGGTGGGAGTGAATTTATATCGTTAGGCGCTGCTGGAGTGCGGGTTGCGCCTTGGGGTAAGAAAAGTTCCTTGGGTATTGGAACATCTTCAACAGGACGTTCTTCTTCGTAGGGCTTGCCATCTGGTTGCAAACCAACACTTAGCATCCAAGCCTTCATGCGGTTAGCTTGTTTTTGCGTAGGCATACCATCGCCTGCAGAACGTTCTGCAAGGTCACGGGCAAGGTTACTATCAACAAGAACTTCGCTCATAACTTTGTTATAAGCCGCACGTTGACGCGTGCTAAGAAGTTTACCGCCAAAAGCCAAAGCTAAATAGCTTTCTTTTACTTGACCACGTCCTGCCGCCGCAACGGCGTTCGCTAAACTTGCAGCAGTGATACCCGTGTATTTTGCGAATTTTTCCAACCCGCTCATGGCTTCTAAGGGCATACCATCCAAACCTTCTTGCGCGTAAAGCGCGAGGCCCATGCCCTTAGCCGTGGTCATCATACGGTTATAATGCTCATCGCCCATTGCCATTTTTAATGAACGTTCATGGGTTTTTGCAAACTCCATAAATTTTCCTGGATCACGGATATCGTTTGTTTCAAATGCACGCGTCCATACAGCACGTTTAATTGCTTCGGTTAAATTAGGATCTTCTGCTTGTGCAGCACGATCTGTAATCGTTTTCATCATTTTAGGATCTTTGATCGCCGCATCGATGAATTCTTCCGGCGAATAAGTTCCGTCTGTGATATTATTCAACAAACGATTAGCTTTGTCACGACCAATAGCCGCAGCTCTATCTTTAAGCTCGGCAGAGCGCATTCCAAACAATTTGGAAAGATTTTGGATATTTTCCAAATCCCCTTTTAAGCCTAGCGTGTCTAACACTTCACGATTTTGGTTGACAAACGTTTGCAGTTTAGTTGGATCAACTGTACCTTCGTAAGGGCCTGATTTACCAATAACCCGTTCACGCGCACCATCTAATATAACATTACGCATAGAATTTACCGCTTCTGGATTATCGCGGTACAAATTCATAAAGTCTTTTGCGTTTTCAACATTACGAGTAAACGCATCGGCTACAGCTTCATCGCTTGTAAGATAACGGGTATCTCCAGGACGTGATGCAGGGCTAGGGGTTGTTACCTCATAGGCTACGCCACGCTCAAAAGGTTTGGCATATTCATTTGCATAACGAGTTTTAAACGTGTTCCAATTTTTGTTGGCACCGTAAAACATATTGCCAAATTGATCAAGATCTTCTTTGAACTTTGTCAAATTGACAATGTCGCTAGATTGCTTATTAGCAATAGCAGCAGAAAGTTCATCAGAAACTTTATCACGATAACGTTTCCACGTTTGAAAAGTGATTACGTTATCTTCAGATGTTGCAAAATCACGAATGACCTTGGGCAAATAACGATCGGTATCGTTTTCAAGAAAATACTTATCCCGAATATGCTTTTTTACAGGGTTCATTAACGTTCCAGGATCGGCTTCGTTAATACCAATTTCATCTGCAAACGCATCTAACTCTTTTTTCTTTGCTTCTTTTGCATCAATCAAAGCCTTACGAATAACTGCACCTTCTTCGGCACGGCTACGAGCCATTGGTAAACGAGCAGCAATATCTTCGCCTTGAGTACGAAGTTCTTCCAAACCAATTTGTTGAAGCCGTGCTTCAGTATCTGCTGCTGACTGCAACTGTGTAACAACCGCTGTGGGGGCAGTTTCATCTACAAGATTAGCATCATTGGAATAGTTAATGATCCGTGAAACATTGCCCTCAGTGCGTTCACGAAAAGCGCGTGCTTTATCACCTGCGGCACTTCGTTGAGCAGCTTCTTGAGCAACACGCAAACTAGGATCTTGCGTCATTTCAGCAGGACTTAACTCAAGCGCATAGCCTGCTTCCCTAAATTGGTTCATAATCTCTTCGGCTTCTTGTAGGCGCCCCGCTTTACGTGCCTCCTTAAAAGCCTTTAACATTTCGTTTCCGATTTCAGTTTCAGCCTCGCGGCGCATATTAGCCTCGCCAGCTGAACCCGGAATCATACGATAGCCCCAAGAAATAATGTTTCTAGTGGGGCTCCATTTATAAATAAATTTAGCTACTGCCGGAGCTACCGCAGGAACCATACCCCCCGCAAGATCACCAAGACCTGTGCGGTATCCTGTAAGTTCATGTTCTGCCGTACCTAATGCACCTGAAGCTGCGCCACCTGCGATTTCGGATGCCAATACTCGAGCAGGCATACCTTTAAACGCAGTGACATATTCCTGCGCTGCTTTTTGAAACATTGGTCCAAGGGCCTTTGTTCCTGTTTGGGTGAGGTAACGTTGCTCGATACCCTCTACCATTGGAGCAGCGAGGTAAGCACCTTCTTTAGACGCCGCAGAAGCTAAAGCTGGAAAAGCAGGGGCATAGGCCGTGGCCTCACCTGCTCCCGCAGCTACTTTTTCACCAAGCGTCTCAGGTTTTATTTGTTCGCCTTTACCTAGGCTAAAAATACCCAACAATTTATCGCGTTCAGGGTAATTAGCGGAGTTAAAAAACCGCGTAAGAATATTGCGGTTTTCTTGTGGATCATCTGAAACCCGACTAAGCAAGCCTGCTTTTTCAGCAGCAAAAGCACCTGCGTTCAACGCTGCATCAGGCAATGCCAAAACGGCATTATTGAATGCACCGAAGTATGCCCGTTGTAGGCCAAGATCACCTTCGCTTACTTTACGTCCAGGAAGATACGCCTCATCAGGCGCAGTCATAGTACGCCCACCTGCTTCCATAGGCGGAAGTTGGAGGTCTGCTTGTGAGGCACTAGGCGATTGATTAGTGGCTTCTTCTACTAAAACGCCACCTAACGGATCTACATCATTAGCCATTTACTGCCCCTTAGGGAATTTGACGGAGGTTACCTTGTTGGTCCCTATAATAAACGCCCGAAAGGTTTACGCCACTGTTTTTAAGCTCAGCCAAGTAAGGTGTTTTGTCAAAGGAAAAAGGATCATTAGCACTGCCCGTGGGAACACGTTCAATAACCTTTGCATCGCGACCTTCTATCATAGCACGATCGCGCTCTAAAGAATTACGTACTTCACGAACCAAAGTTGAGTAACGGGTCATGCCTGCTTTAGGATCAGCAAAAAACGCATCGGGATCTTCAATCATTTCATCGATAGTCTTAAGTTCACCCTGCGGGAACCGTGGGTTTTTAGCAAAAGCTAACTGAGCCGTTTGGCGCATGATACGCAACTGCTGCTTACCCGCTTCCGTTTTAAGATAAGTAACATAAGGTTCAATAGCCTTTGGCGTAATAGGCCCGATGTAGTTAGTAGTAAGGCTCTTAACTTTACTAAGCGGTCCAAGTGACTCTGGCATTGCTTTCAAAACATCATCTGCGCTGGCTAGAAATTTCTCCCCACCTTGTATAGAATCGCGCAAATCTTGTTTATCTTGTGCAGAAAGTTGCGAGTAGCTAAGCGAACTTTTAAAAGGCTCAGGCTTAATGAAATACCGTTCAGGGCCTTCGCCTGTGATAGCGCCAACCGGAGCTTTTTCACCTTTTTTCTGATCTTCACCTTTTTGAGGTTTAACTTCTCCGCCAAGCAAAGCAGGATCTTTACTAGGAACAGGTGGCTCAAATTGAACGTTTCGTTTAGCAGAAGAAACAGTGAACGGCTTACCTGCGTAAGGACCAAAGCTAGGCGTAGTTGTAACTTCGCCATCTTTAGTGTCGGACTTAAGCACGTCAGAAAGGCTTGCTTTTATGCCTTTACCGCTATCAAAATCAAACCGAACACCGTTATCTAAATAGTAATTTTGTTGTGTCATTGGGTCGGTAAAGCCAATAACTTCTTTGATACCAAATGGTGAGTTAGGATCTTGAATAACGTAAGACGAGCTTGTGCCGCTACCTGCCGTACCCGATTTATCCATAATCCTAAACGGTCTATCGATAACTGTGTTGGTTGTTGCATCATAAAACTTGCTGCCTTTCTGGATAGCAGCTTGCGGCTTGCTGAAAGTACCATCCGCATTTTGGATGCTAACATTAACAGCTTCCCTACTTTCGCCTTGTTTCAAAAGATTAGACATAAACGCATCGCCAATCGGAGCAGCATTAGCAGGAATAGGCTCATTCGTTCCAACTTGTCTCCACCCATTACGAGTGGGTATTGCGTTAACGATCTTAAACCCTCCCGGAGAGTCAGGACTTGGAACAGCAAAAGATTCAGGTTTAGTCAGCGCAAGTTTAGCATCTGTTTCAGATTGAAGTTCAGCGCCTTTTTGAATAGCATCAAATCTACGTTTAGCGTCTTCTCTTGCTGCTTCCACGGCAGAATTATAAGCAGATTGTTTAGCCTTTTCAGATTCGGTAAATGCGTATTTAGCGGCTTCAGTTTCAGCACCACGACGTAAAACACGCTCTTTATCAAGAGCATCCAATGCACTAGCCCCTGCAGAACGTTCCAATGCACGGCGCTCAGATTCTGCTTTGCTCATAACGCCTGCGTATTCAGGCATTCCAGCGGCAATACCTTGGCCTAGCCCCCCACGGGTAGAAGCTATTTTGCTGCCCAACTGCATGAGTGCATAGTTGCGTGCAGATTCACTATCTACGTTAGGCCCTAAAATGCGCATACGTTCGGCAAGCAAATCTTCATACGTACGTTCTGGCCCAAGCGATTTACCAACAACTTCGCTATAATTTTTGAAAAGCGTATTGAAATCGCTAGCAGGTGCTTCGGGTATTTGTACGGGAGGTCGGTTAAAATAGTCTTTCAACAACTTCCTGTAATCAACTTCTTCACCATCAGCAAATCTAGGACGGTCATCCATGAAATAGGCAGTGATCCCTGTTCCATGGGCAGGTGTCCGTGGAGCACGGTTTCTAAATAGCTCGCGGTTTAACACTTTGCTCATTATTTATAGCCTGTGTATCCAGTAGTTG